CTCCGCGCACTTGGGACAGTATGGAGAGCGTCACACGAAGACCTATCAAGATCGCGTCCATCCCCTGGGAAGTGGGTGGCACCCTTGAGATCAAGCTCAATCCATGGAAATCACTTTTGTCAAACCCGGTCATCACCAATCGTCTTCAGTACTTTAGATTCTTCAGAGCCTCAGTCAAGATCCAAGTTCTTATCGACGGAACAGCTTTTCACTCGGGTCTAGCGTGGCTAACGTACACCCCGTTGCGTTCAGTCGACGAGATGACCCAGTACGAAGCTACTAGCGTGCCCGATTTAGTGGAGATGTCGCAGAGACCCCGTCTTACGATTAGCCCCCGGGAATCTCAGGGTGGTATGATGTATCTTCCTTTCATCTACCAGCGCGATTACGCCGACTTAACCTCGAACAACGTCGACGATTTGGGGGAATTGTACCTGCGTTCGATTGTTCCTCTTACGATGGGCAATGGCGGGACACAAAGTTGCAGAATTACGATTCTCGCTTCCCTCTGTGATGTGGAAACCCACACCCCTACCAACCACGAGAATTTGTCGAACCGAGTGAAGAATCAGGGCGAGGATGTCCCGAAGTCTACCATCTCTGGCTCCCCCGATCGTAATTTGCTTTCGAGCAAGTCGGGGGTGAATTCCGATCCCTCCACTATGTGGGGGGTAAGGCAATCCACCAGAATCGCTGACCTGGGGGGCATCGAGGCTTACGTGGGCTCCTTTATCTGGGGCAGCTCTTCCGCAGTCGATTCCGTTTTGTACTCCTTGCGGTGCTCTCCTTTCCACGGGATACAGACCGGGAGTGGGCCCACTTTGGAGTCGCACGTCACCCCCGCGGCGTGGTTGGCACTCCCCTTCACATTTTGGAGGGGCACTGTCTCGTACCGCTTCGAGATTGTAGCCTCCTCGGCCCACAGGGGCAAGATTATGTTTTCCTGGGATCCCTTGTATACGCGCACGAAGGGTGAGTACAACAAAAATTACTCGACGGTCATGGACATAGGCACCAACAACTCCCACGTTGCTCGCATCGGATGGGGCCAGGATAGACCGTACCTTCCTTGTATCACTGGCATGTCCCAACTAGTCAACCAGTCACTGAAAGAATACACCACTACTCAGCCCTATGCCAATGGTGTCCTCACGGTTTCCACGTTCTCCCCCCTTATGATCCCGAATGGTTTGGTCGACACCAATGTCACTATTCTGGTGTACGCGAAAATGATGCCGGATTATGAGCTAGTACTTTCACGCGAGCCCCTTACCGGCACCCTTACGCAGAAGAACAATACCCGCCAGGACACGGCTCCCCCAGTGCCCAACCGCGCCCCTCCTCCGGAAACGGAGATACCGGTTGCGAACCCTACCCTATCGACGGTTAGAGTGTTGGACATCTGCGAGTGGCCCCTTCCCGCTGGGTTGCGCAAGAACACGAAGTTCATTTCGGGGACGACCGTCTACCCGGACCCCACGTGGCCCGGAGCTCTCGCGGACATTACTATGGAACGAGTAAAGATGGGAAGTGAGGATTACGAATTGGCCCAGGACGTCCAGTATTCTCCTGAGAGCGCGTTCGTTCTTCGCGCTCGCGGTTTCGTTGAGGGGGAAACGAAAGTGGATCTTACCGTGGTTGGCCGAGGCCCGGGGAATGTCGACAAATATTCCGCAGTTTTGTCCGGTATAACTGCGAACACTGACATAATTGTCCTCCCCACTGACGGGAGAAACAACTTCGTCGGGAATTTTAATATTTCGGCAACCAATCAGTTCCAGGGAGTGAAGTTCATTTACAAGGCTCCGAAATGGGCTGCGAATTTCCGTCGGGCCCAACCGCTGGGTCTTGAACCCGATCTCCGTCCGACTGTAAATTGGTATGGAAACGCCGGCAACCTTCTCGTCGAACAGGAACCTTTTGCTCGATCGAACGTCTTTGCGAAGTTCCGTATCACGGATGGGTCTTTTCCAGCACCCGTAGTCGTGAGTAACTACATTATCACTTACATTGGAACTTCTCCGCCGGGGAACCCCATCA